TTCCGATTGAAATCAAATTACATACTGAATTCAACGGTGATCTTGTTGCGTGCAGCAAGTGGTTTTGCGCAAACTGGAAAAAATCAGGCTGTGAATGGTCAGATTTGATTATGATGCAGATTTTATTGATTGAGAGGATGAATACACTAATTGCAAGTCACACCAAGCACGAGTGAAATTGGCTATCTACATCTATTACAAAACGTCTTAGAGAACGGTTCCCGAAAATCAAACCGCACTGGAACTGATACACTTTCGTTGTTTGGAGCCCAATTACGATTTGACTTGTCCGAAGGGTTTCCACTACTCACTACCAAGAAAATTCATTTCAAGTCCATAGTCCACGAACTATTATGGTTCATTCGGGGGGATACCAACATCAGATATCTAAATGATAATGGTGTCACCATATGGAATGAATGGGCTGATGAATTTGGTGATCTTGGACCTGTGTATGGCGCGCAATGGCGAAACTGGCACGTTCCGTTTCCTGACGATGATCGTACAATAGACCAACTATCGGACGTTATCGAAACTATTAAACGCGATCCTAATTCTCGGCGTTTAATAGTTTCGGCTTGGAATGTATCTGATTTGTCTAAAATGGCATTAGCACCATGCCATTGTCTATTTCAATTCAATGTCAATAACGGTAAGTTATCTTGTCAACTCTACCAACGTTCCGCCGATGTTTTTTTGGGCGTGCCATTCAATATCGCAAGTTATGCGTTGCTGACTCATATGGTAGCTCAAGTCACGAATCTGCAAGTCGGTGAATTTATCCATACTTTTGGGGACGTTCATTTATACACCAATCATATCGAACAGGCCAAGGAACAATTATCGCGGACACCTCGCGATCTGCCTAAGATATATCTAAATGAACGTTGGACTAATATCGATGAATTTGGTTTCAAAGATATCGTGCTTTACAACTATGATCCACACCCGCCGATAAAAGCCGTGGTGGCTGTATGATATTAGGAAAATTCTTCAATAAACTTTTTCGAAGGAATGCTATGACTGATCCGCGAGTAATTGATACGACTAAACTTCCCGCCGTTGACCTAAATCCTGATGAAAGCGTTACGATTACACATCCCTCAGGTTCTACTACGACTATTACATCTGATGGAAATATTAAATATAGCGCCTCACAAGTCGGGGAGATTGACACAACCAAAGCACCAATACTTGTCTATGATGGTCCAGGTGTTTCACCTATGGCTCCCCCAAGTCCTGAATTTATTGCTACAATCCAAAATGGAGTTACAAATTTGACTAATACCTACACTGCCAAACTTGAAAAAGTTGATACCCGCGTCGTGGCTGATGCCGAAGTATTTGCGGGTCTCGCCGCCCATGAAATTTGGGCTGTGACGGTCGAAGAAAACGGCAAGTGGTATGCTGCCATCTCAGCCTATGTCTGGCGCTTGAACGAACAAAATACCGTTCCTGCCAATCGCTACCTACAAGCCAAAGCCAGCGATAGCATCGTGATTTTCGACCATGATGTGAAGGTTGCGGATTTCACGCTGCCAAAGAAAGCACAGACCCTATTGGACAAACTCAATGCTTAATTGGTTCAAGCATCTGTTCAAGTGGGATGAAGACACTCGCGCCCCCGACGAATTCATGGGTTTCGCGTGCTACCACTTAGGGCGCGAAAACAAGCCTATGTACTTCAAACCGCGTCGTACCAAGATCGCGGGCAAGCGTCCTGAAACCATTGCAGCGAATGAAATCTGTTACAACGTTGCCGATGACGAATTTTATGTCGGTATGGGAGACAATAAGTTTAAGACCTACAAATGCGAATAATTTTTCAAGACATAGACGGCCCTCTCATTCCTCACCGCATGTACTTTCATGGCGGACGCTGGTATGATCCCGCTGTGAAGTCGTTTATCTTCGACCCCATAGCGGTAGGAATGGTCAATGCGCTCTGCCAACAATGCGACGCCAAAATCGTCTTCAACTCGGCGCACAACGTCAACCCGCAGGAAACCATGCAGCACCAAGCCAGGATCAATAACTTGGTTCATATGCATGAAGATTGCACAACGATTTTCCCCAACGGGGCTGATCGCCTGGGCGGCATTCATGATTGGCTTGATCGCCATATGGGTGAAGTAGAAAGCTGGGTTGTGATTGACGACATGGATGTAGGCACCTCGAAACAGGTCAAGGTGGACTACAACATGGGCATGACACTCCAAAACTTTGCCGACGCTCATATGATCCTGACGGGCAAGCCATGGGTGCCTCCGCTCTTTATAAGCCAAGCGGACAAAATCGAATGAGCATAACAGACGGTTTAATTACCTTGGCATTTAAGTTGGATTCTGCTATAATACAAGATCGTGTCAAGACCGAGATTGACCAAGCTATCAAACAACTTGCCGACAAGTATGCCACGTCATTTGACGTGAAGTGGAAAACCGTTTGTAACGAGCAAAACAATCCTCAAGCCAAAGCCGACGCTCACACCTTTGTCGTGGACGTGTATCTGACTGTACCGTTGATCATGAGTGACTTTGCTCACGCTCATGTCGAAGTGACCTTTAGCTCAACCCCGAGCCTTCCCAAATGACGCCACACAATCTGATCGTCGCACTCGACGGTGACGACTTCGCAGAGAACATCAAAAGGGTAGACATGATGAAACCCTTTTGTAGGACGTTCAAGATAGGACACGCCGCCTATGCCGACAAACATTTTGATGCCTTGGTTGATTATGCCAAGCGAGACGGCCACCTTATATTTTTGGATTTGAAGCTATGGGATATCCCCAGAACGATCCTCCGAACGATTAACCGTTTACGATATGTTGATTATGTGACGATCAAGTGGGATGCCCTTGACGCTGAATCATTAGAAGATATCAAGTGTTTTGTTAAGCCTATAGCAGTTGTGCATCTATCCTCTAACGCCGACACGGAGGTTGGTAATTCTGAGTGGGCAAAATTCACTACTGCAAGATTCAATGGATTTACGGATGTTATCATTTCTCCTGAATTTCTCGTAAATTTTCAGAGTGTCCGTAACATCATGTCTTTGAACAAGATCGTTCCTGGCATTCGTTTCACAAACCAAGACGAAAACGATCACGCCTATACCATGACACCCAAGGAAGCATTCGTCGCAGGTGCTAATCAAATCGTTCTCGGTAGTGTTCTTTTCGATTCAACAGACCCTGTGACACAAATCTCAAAAATACTTGGTAGAGCATAATGTCCGACGATAAATCCGACAAACTCACGCCCGAACAATTGAAGCGTTGGAAAGAACTTGGTTGGGGTGAGTCCGACGAAGAATTTGATGAACGTCTGGCGCGCGAGAACGCCGCCCTCAGCCGTTTCGAAAACGATGGACTTGAAACAGGCTTCATTCCTTCGGAGAAACCAAGAGACACATGGGGGTATCATCGTTTCAATCTGAGTGTTGATTGGTTCAAGGATGCGTTCAAGAGGTGGTTCGGATGACAAGAGACGATATCATAAAACGAGTAACGTGGGATCGCCGTTTTCTCGACGTAGCGCATCTGGTTGCCACATGGTCCAAAGACCCAAGCTCAAGTATACCATTCATGCCGAGATAAATGCCATCCTTGCGGCTCATGAATCTGTGCGAGGCTATAGGCTCTATTGCACCATGTATCCATGCGAACGGTGTGCCGTATGCCTCAATCGGTAAAATTAAAAATCAGTGTTGCGAAAAGGAAAATAAAATGACGCGCATCGTGAATCTTATGGGCGGCCCAGGAGTCGGTAAAAGCACGGTAGCCGCAGGACTTTTCAGCAAACTAAAGCAAAATAAAATCTCATGTGAGCTTGTCACAGAATTCGCAAAAGAATCTGTTTGGGAAGGAACTCAGAAGCTACTCGAAAATCAAATCCACGTCTTCTCTGAACAGTTCCGCCGTCAATTTCGACTCCTAAATAAAGTATCCTATGTGGTGACGGACAGTCCGCTTCTCCTAAGTTCGATTTATTTCGATCACTACCTCGAAAAACTCAATTCATCCCCAAGTATATTCACCCCAGAATATACCGATCTTGTGCGCAATTTTTTCGAACAGACATTTTTACAATTTGACAACGTAGTGTTCTATCTCAATCGCGTAAAAGACTATGACCCAAATGGTCGCAATCAGGATTTGGATGAAGCTAAGGTGATTGATGATCGAGTATTTAATAAGCTCAACGAAACAAATACTTCGTGTCACATTTTAAATGGAACCGAAGAAATGAATATAGAAACAGTTCTCACATACGTTCGATTGTGGGAAGATGAAAAAATAATAAAGAGGATAACCTCGGCTTGATCGATCCTCATTGCGTTATTTGTGGAGAACTTACCTGCGAACTTTCAGGCAACCCTGACAAGTGGCCGATCCATCTTCCTACACCATCAGCACCTGGATTCATGAAATGCCATTGCTTACGATGCGTGACTAATATCGTATACCCCGAATTCAAAAACAAGAAAAACACTACGGAGACCTAATTGTTCCACGACACACGACAACTACTATCAGACGCAAAATACTTTGAAGGCTACAGCCGCTATAACGATGAAAAGGAAAGATACGAAACCTGGGAAGAAGCTGTTGATCGTGTCATGGGAATGCACAGGGGATATTACGCTGACAAGCTTACCCCTGAGTTGGAAGAAGCTATATCTTTCGCAACTCGAATCTACAAAGATAAGGGTGTCTTAGGAGCCCAACGCGCCCTGCAATTCGGCGGCGAACAAATCCTCAAGCACCCGATGAAGATGTATAACTGCACATCTTCCTACGCCGACCGACCAGAATTCTTCGGGGAGATTTTCTATATCGCACTCTGCGGCTGTGGGGCGGGCTTCTCAGTTCAGACCCACCACGTCGAAAAACTCCCCGCCGTCGTCCAACGGACAAAGGCCCCCAAGATTCACATCGTAGAAGACTCCATTGAAGGGTGGGCGGACGCACTGGATGCCTTGATGGCATCGTATTTCGAAGAAAGTCCCAAATTCCCCGAATACCGTGGACACCGCATATACTTCGATATGACGAAAATACGGCCCAAGGGTGCTCGCATCAGCGGCGGCTTCAAGGCACCAGGACCCGACCCGCTGCGTATGGCGCTGGACCGTATCGAATACATTCTGCAAGGTATCACACTCCCCAAAAAAAAAGGCGAACCACCCGCCAAGCTCCGTCCAATTCAAGTCTATGATATCGTCATGCACGCCATGGATGCCGTCATTTCTGGCGGTGTCCGTCGTTCGGCAACCATCTGTCTATTTTCTCTTGATGACAGTGAAATGGCGAAAGCCAAGACTGGTAACTGGTTTGTTGAGAATCCACAACGAGGACGTTCCAATAATAGCGCAATTGTTGTCCGTGATCAAATCACCAAGGAACAGTTTGCGGATTTGTTCGCCATCACACGTCAATTTGGCGAACCTGGGTTCATCTTCGCAGATGATCTTGAGACGTGCTTCAATCCATGCGTCGAGATTGGTATGTATCCGCAGTTGGATGGAGTGACTGGCTGGCAAGGTTGTAACCTCTCAGAAATCAACGGTTCGCAATGTGATAGTGCCGAAAAATTTTATGAACTATGTGAAGCGGCAGCAATCCTTTGCACGCTACAGGCAGGTTATACCGACTTCAAGTTCCTGCCGCCAACCTCAAAAGCCATCTTCGAACGCGAGGCTCTGATTGGTGTTTCGATTACGGGATGGATGGCTAATCCACAAGTGTTGTTCAACCCACAATTCCTGCGCAATGGTGCCAAGAAAGTTCTGGCAGTCAATAAGCGCATCGCCAAACTGATTGGTATCAATCCTGCGGCACGAACCACATGCGTCAAACCCTCGGGTAACGCTTCGGTTTTGCTCAAAACTCCTTCGGGTATCCACCCCGAACACTCGCCTTACTATCTGCGCAACATCCAAATCTCGAAGGATAATGAAGTTGCCGAACTTATGCTCAAGAATAACCCATGGATGATCGAAGAATCCGCATGGTCATCAAGCAAGAATGACTATGTGATTTCGTTTCCTGTGGTATCGAGCGAAACGGCGCTGTTCAAGGACGAAATCAAGGGTGTCAAACATTTGGAACTGGTCAAGCTCGCCCAACAGAATTGGGTAGAGTCAGGAACAGATATTGATCTTTGCGTCAACAAGACCGTCCGACATAACGTCTCGAATACCATCACCGTTGATGATTGGGATGCCGTCCGTGACTACGTGTTCAAGAATCGCCGCTACTTCGCAGGCATTTCCTTCATTGCCGACACGGGCGACAAAGACTATTTCCAGGCACCTAATACGAAAGTTCAATTAGCCGACGACATAGTAAAACAGTATGGAACGGGAGCGATTTTCGCCTCGGGGCTGATCGTTGACGCCAACAAAATTTTCGACAACCTGTGGCAAGCTTGCGCCACTGCCCAAGGCTATGGTCTCAACCTTGAAGTAGTTGATGCCGAAAATGCTCTTAAATTAGATTGGGTTAGACGTTTCACGAACTACGCCAAGAATTATTTCGATGGGGACGTGAAAAAAGCGGACTATTGTTTGAAAGAAGTCTCTTTACTTCACAAATGGTGCAAGATACAACAAACCATAGTCGATATAGACTGGATCACCGAACTACAGGAGAAACGGTTCACCGATATCGACACGACAGGTGCCGCCGCCTGCACTGGGGTAAACGAACGCGGCGAAATGAGTTGCTTCATCTAAGGAAGATAGCATGGAAACGGGAACGATATTCACAATCGGCCATTCGAACCATCCATTTGATACCTTTGTGGAAATGCTGCAAGCCTACGACATAAACTTGTTGGCAGACATTCGCAGCGCACCCAGTTCCCGTTACTGCCCCCAATACAACAAAGACGCTTTGCAGTTCAACCTGCCCGCGCTGGGGATACGCTATGCTCATTTGTCGCGGCTCGGCGGGCATCGCAAACGACGATGCTGCGATCATTCACCCAACACGGGTTGGCGGAACGGCGGGTTCAGAGCCTACGCCGATTACATGCAAACGGCAGAGTTTGAGGCTGGGCTCACCGAACTAATTAAGTTGGGTCAGAAGAATCGCGTTGCCATTATGTGTGCCGAAGCTGTGCCGTGGCGGTGTCATCGGTCGCTGGTCTCGGATGCATTGGTCATTCGTGGCGTGCCCGTGATCGAGATATTCTCAAAAACCAATGCCAAGCCGCGCAAACTGACTTCGTTCGCACATGTGAACGGAACCGAACTGACCTATCCACCGACACAAGGACAGTTGCTATGATAAATTTCAGCTTCGGCCTCGACTGGCCATTCAAGAAAGAGCGAAATGGTCTGACCGATGGCATTTTCTATTGGGATGAACCAATCACTAAAAACAAAGCCTTTTCCATTCAATTGGATAAAGGTTTGTGGGGTGGTAGTTTTCCAATCATCGGCATTAGCTTTAGCTATTGGCCATATCAGGATCATGCGGGACCAAAATTTGAGGTTCAACTACTTGGACTCACACTGATCCTCAATCTCTACGACCGCCGCCATTGGTTCTATGAGGAAGGCCGCTGGATGACAGACGAAGAAATGAGCAATGACGTGGATGATCCAGGTCGCAGATAAATAGGGAGAACAAAAACCACGGGGGAATCAAAAAATGCTTCCACACATCGCACAGGATGTATCTGCCATACCAAGTCTCGGCGTCATCTTGTTTTTGATTGCACTTGGCTATCTTTTATATCGCGTATCATCGGGGGAATAATATGAGTTGGAGTCGCGGTTCTGAAATCATGACGGAAATCATCACATGCCTTATGGATAAGGTGCCAGATGATACAGAACGTCAAGACATTTACGAAGAACTGATTGAAATTTTCGAGAATTACGACTGTGACACTCTCAATGAGTGTTTTGACGATGACAGTATTTTCAAAGTCGCTTACAAATCGTTGCATCCAATGGAAAACGATTACTATGACGATGAAGACGACGACGATGACAGTTTGCATGGATTTCGTGAAGATGACGATTTAGATGAATACGAAGATCACTAACTGAAACGCATAAATAGTCCCAGGATCATTTTTCTGGGACTATTTTTTTATGTGGTTATACGAAGGGCGCGAACTGACTGAATTGCCTCCAGACATAGTTGGGTTTGTCTACATTATCACCAACACTGTCACGGGGAGACAATACATTGGTAAAAAAACTGCTTTCTCTACTAAACGCGTCAAGGTCAAAGGACGGACCAACCGCAAAAAAATCGTTTCTGCAAGCGATTGGAGAAATTATTTTGGGAGCAATAGTGTGTTGCTATCTGAAATACAGGCTGGCCAAGCACATTTATTTAAACGTGAAATTCTCCACTTCTGCACCTCCAAGGGAGAAATGGCTCTCCTTGAAGCCAAAGAACAAATAAATCGCGAAGTCCTATATCATCCTGAAAAATACTATAACAACTTCATCGGTTGCAAGATTCATTCGAAACATCTCAAGCGTTAAATTTTGTAGACTTCGTTCTCTGTATAGATGCAATCTTCGTTACGTTGTTGGAAATATGCTCGTATCTGATTGCGAAGTTTGATAGACCGCGCCCCATGATTCATATTCAGGCGGTAGATGCCTGAGGGTTCACGCGACAAGTCTTTCACGGGATCGTATTGGTTGTCCGTGATGATCTTCCAACGTTCGACATATTTGCGCTTCGATTTAGAACCGTGCCAATAATGCGTCAAGGTTCCTGGCACATAACCGATATTCTGCTTCAATACCGCCGCCTGTTCCTGCCACTGCATAACCATATCGCGATATCCCTTCGACACGCCGTTCGGCAATGAACGCCGCGCTTGCCCAATCAACCCCAATGCCATATGATGATCACCTGCACCCAATATTGCCTTGTCCAAAAGTTGGATTTGGTCGAGGGCGCTTCGACGTGCCGCCCATGCATATCCAGGATGCCAGAACTCACCCTTGGCCGCCCCATAATATCCCCCATACCCTGCCCCCTTCGGCGGTTCAAAATTATTCTGAAACCATGAATAGACAAAGCCGTTATTGTTACGAATCGGCTTGAAGGTCGGGTCCAAATCAATGGCATGACTGAACATCTGCACGATGTCATAGTGCTGGAGTTGGTGCGCTGTTTCTTCGATAATGTCGTGGCGTTGAAAGTGAACGTCGCCGTCAATCCAACAGACACCATCCCATTCAGGGTCGAACTGTGTCAGAAACTGGATACCCAGATTGATCATGTTTTCCTTATGCCAAAGTTCTTCTTCGGAACGGAAAAGCAGGGTCTTGGTGTCACAAAAGTTGTATTTGCCCTCGATGACCTGGGGGTAACGGGCTCCATAGGCAATCTCGATGGTGATGAGCTTGGCTTCCACGTCATGCATATGACGCTGAAATTGTTGGAAAAGTTCCCAACGACGCTTGTAACGCTCGGGGTTGGAGACACAAGCTATGACATAGAGCTTGTCTTTGTTGATCATCTTGTTGGTCAGTGTAAGCATTCGGGGTGTATTTCCTTCACAAAGGGATGGCATCTTATAGTCTATTTATCAAATTAACGTTTTGATTTGTAACGTGTTTACCAACAATCTTGACTTTTAGAAATCAGTCTATACATTATACGTATTGAACAAAGGAGCGAAACTATGAGTGACCATCCGATACATGAAATTGCTGAAACGGCAGGCGAGTGTTTGTTGCAAGGTGATAACTTCGTGCAAAAGTTCACCTGTCCGTCGTGCGGGGTTCGCCAATTTGTATCAGTCCCTGATGCAATCTTTACGTCGCATGACTGCGTTTATTGCAACCGCGTTGCGAAGCTCAAGAAAGGCAACTACGCCAGGGTCTCGCATCGTTATGCGTTACGCAATGTCGATCACCAAGCCATTATTCGGGCCATCCTTGAACGGCCTGAGGGGCGGCAAGATTTTACCAATGTCTTCCAAAAAGCCAGAACACTGGCGGGTGAGCGCACCTTGAATCTCAACGGCGACAATCCGACCGACGATCTGTTGGCAGCTTTGTTAGGTTTGATTTAACATCGCAAGGAGACTGAATGATCCTTTATCATGGCACGTCTGACACGTTCTTACCGTATATCCTCGAAAATGGGATTGAACCGCGCGGTAAAACACGAAATCCTGGCAACTGGGAGCACACCATCCAGTCGGCAAGGGATCGCGTTTACCTGACAGATGCTTATGCCCCCTACTTTGCCGAAGCGGCGGCGTCCACTGGCGGCAATCCTATTGTGTTTGCAGTCGATACCAATAAAATATCAAACCTTCTGGTTCCTGACGAAGATGCGTTGGAACAAGTCAACCGTATCCAAGATAAAATTGGAAAGTTGACTAAAAAAGAAATGATTAAGCGGACGCGCGAGTTTCAGAGAGAAGCCGAATGGTTTCAGAAGTCGGGTAGTTTCACTTATGAGAACTCTTTGGCCACACTGGGGACATGTGCTTGTGTAGGTAGTATTGACCCTAAAGCTATTTTGGGTTACTATACACTACAGAAGGGTAAGTCATGGCAGGTTTGGGACCCTACCATCACTCCCCTGAACTATCATTTCATGAAAACCTTCTACCGTTTCGCCAGCGAAGTCGCCTGGACGGGTAAGGCTACGACCGAACTATCCGAAATCGACAAGCTGCGATGGCAGACCGATCCAGTCGAAACCATCAATTCCCTTATTGTAGATAGGAAAGTGTTACATGCCTAAGATGAATGTGAAGCGCCTTACCATCCTTCGCGATTATCTCAAGACCCTTCCCAAAAGTGTCTATAATCAAGACTCGTATGGTTACGTCAACGATGATGGTAAATTTATGGGTTGTGGTTTCGGCCATGCCACACAAATTCCTGAATTTCGTAAAGCAGGACTCAGTGGAGGCTATGGTAGACCACCAATTTTCAAAGGTGAATGTTGTGCAGACGCCATGGCAAAGTTTCTGGGGATTAAGGTAGCTGTTGCTGAATGGTTGTCTGCGGAAAATTACAAAAATCCAGCGACACCAACCGAAATGATCAAGCGCCTCGATGCTGTCATTGAGGATCGCATTGAGCCGCGCGCTAATACAACTGATTACAAAATCGTCAAAAAGAAAGTCCTTGCGGACGCATGAAAACGCGTTTCGAGATGGAGGAAGAAGATGCAGCGAGGTGCGATGCTCGCTGCTTTTTTCTTGAAAATCCTGAAATCATGCGAACTCTGGCCAAGTCCAAATCTCCACATACGATGTTGGATTTTACAATGGATTGGTATGACCGCGCCGAAAACAATCCCTTTCCACCATATGCGAATCACGATAACTGTCATGCCAGGGACATTTTCCGTGAAACACTCTTGGAGTTGATGAAACAACTATGAAATACATTGTCGGTTACGTGATCGTATTCATCTTGTCATTAGCGCTGTTGGGAATCGTAACCGTTGCGTCGGCGTCGGAATGGAAGACCGAAATCATTCCTGCCCAAGATATTGATAGGTCTCCCGAAGCCCTTGTCGCTTTCATGAAGGATCATGGTGAGACGATTACCATTACAGGGAACCGCATTCAGGATTGTTATGGCAAGGGTATGTGGTTATCGGGTTATGGTGTGATCCTTCAAGTCTTTCGCAAGACCAAACATCCTGAGTTTCGCGCTGCCGTCATTTGTCAGGACTATGCAGGAGACTACTATGTGCAAGCTGATAACAAAGTTGTTGTCGCACCTAACAACTGATTGACTTTTTAAAAATTTGAGAGTATAATATGCGTCAATTATCAGATTTGGAATACGCGCAAGTAGCCGAATTCCGAGACCTTCTTTATGTTTTGATGCGCAAGTATCCTAACAGACCATTTATCAAGATATTTCAGGACGCGGCTGATTTCACGGGACAGAGTATCTGGAACGGCGCGCTAAATAATCAATCGTTTCTGGAAATGTTGCAACGATACGCGAATACTCACGACTGAGGGCGTCAGCACTGGTTTGTGCGGGAAGATTTTATAAATCTTTAGCGGCAGATTACCGTTTCATTCGGCAGGGTTCGATCCCCTGGACGCCTACCATGCGGCCTTAGTTCAGAGGCAGAACGTCACGCTTCCAACGTGAATGTCAGCGGTTCAATCCCGCTAGGCCGCTCCAAAATATTTGAGGGTAAATGCTTCCCTACGTCACCATCTTTCTGCAATTCACCGCATCCATCGCTCTTGAGATATTCATCGGGGCGCTTGGTGCAGGAATTTTTTATCTTTTCCTCATGTCAATTTACAAATTGGTGCGCCTATCAAGCAAAAAGTAAAACCCAAGACGATTCATTCGTTCAAGGGACGATTTCTGCATTGGACGTATTGCGTCAAGTGCGGGCTGATGCTGTTAAAAAATGATGTTTCTCGGCGGGCAGCACGACAACCGTGCGAATCTGATTTGGAGGATTGATGTTAGTTCAGATTTTTGTCACGGCTTTTGCCACTGCGGCCATGATCCTAATGGGATGGCAATATCTTAATGAATATCTCGATGGAGTTTTTGTCAGGCACGGTTTTGCAGGATTTCTATACTGTCTCTTTCAGTCAGTTCTGCTGGCACTGATTATAGCCGTTACTATAGTGCAATGGTTAATTCTTTTCGGAGTAGAGTAAAATGCAATTTCAACCATTCCTCTATGTGATCATCGGAACGTTGTCATTTATATTTCTCGGAACTCTTGTTCCGTCACTCGTTTCCGTCGCAGACACCGCGACTGTGATCGCAGGTGGTGTGTTG